CAGAGGGTCTTTTTTAGGATTCTGTGTATGAGAAGGAAATATGCGATATGGGTTTGAACCAGCAACTTTAACAGTTTTTTGAATTAACTTTTCATGGCCAGTGGTTGGTGGATTAAAACGTCCAAATGCGAATACAATTGTGTCTTTAGCTTCAACTAAATCTCTAAACTTTTTCATTTGTCCCAGCTCTTTATCGCGCTAAAGTTATTAAACGAGAACTCCATACGGTCTACAAGTTTAACAGCACCACCACTCACTCTATCAATAGCAACATATCCTTCGGGATTAGTTACTTTAAATCCATTTTTGGTCTTGATGAATGTATCAGTAAGGCCCTTAACACTATTTAGTTTTTTGACTATTAACATCTTTGCTTCAACAAGTAAATTTTGAAATGTAATAATCTGTACCAAATTACCTGTATGTTTCTTTACTTCCCTTACATATTCTTTTTGTATGTTTTCATACTTTTTCTTTCCAGCAGGACTTTTTACCTTATCAATTTGTTTTTGAATAGAATCCAGAACCCATGCTTCATATCCTTTTGCATGAGCGCCAGGATTATTAATCTTTTCTCCAGCACGAACCTTACTGTTATTATACGTCTTTAGTGACGCACCAGCAAGTGCGCCAGTCATACTTTCTTGAAGTTTAATAAATGACCGTAATTTATTAGCATTAATTTTTTGAAAAGTTTTTCCTACTTGCGATAGCACCCCTGTTACTTTTTCTGTTTCTGTTTCCGTAAATGTAGACTTACCAGCAGTGTCTTTATATGTTGCATCATCCATCCATACAGTTGATGGTTTGTTTAATGATGATATATTCGCACCAAATGAAGCTTTCATATCCTGTAGTGCTTTACCTGTATATGTGGTATGCCAGACAATTCCAATTTTTGATTTTTTAATCTTTTTACCTAGATCACTATCAACAGGAATAGCATAAACAATAGTATTGGGTTGAAAAGTATAATACTTTGTACCGTCAATAGTATCTGTATCCACATCATCCGTAAACATTAGATCACCTTGAAGAACTCCCTTGATACCCAACTTTGAAAATTCTTTAAGTGCAATCTTAAACTTTGAATTGAGTGTTCCAGATAAATCAGCATCTATCTCTGCATTTGTCTTGTAAAGTTTAGGAGACACATTAAAGACACTTTTCTTTGCAACAAAGAACTTATCATCTTCGGGATCAATACCAGCAAATATAGCAGGAGCGCCATCCCATTTAACAGTCATATTAACAGAAGATCGACTTGCACCAGCAAGCATATCTCTAAGAGAACGTAGAAAGTTAAGTGCAGCGCGGCCGCCATCAACACCATAGTTGATGATTTCATCTTCTAGATGCTCAAGATGAAGGTTCTTACCACCTTTATCTTCTGTTAGTTCTCTGAAGCTTATCATTTGTACACCACATGAGGGGCTGCGGCATCAGAAGCAGATAAGGAATATGCTGCAATATTATCACACACTTTATCTGCAATCGTTTTATTATCTTCAAGTTGTGCAACAAAGAACATTCCTCTATATTTTGAAAATCTCCAATCTGCTCCACTTACTCGACCAATCGTTTTTGCACTTGCTTTTTTAACCCATTTATTTTTAGGGTCTGCTCTACTACCAACCAACCCAACATACATATTATACATCTCTTCTAAAAACTTTGGTTCAGCTTTGGTTGCCAGTGCCTTTAATTCTCTATTAGTATAGGGAAACTTTGTTAAAGTACTATTTTTGACCAAGATGGCCTCTAATATACCACCACCTATTTTACCAGCGCCAATGCCGCTTTTTCCTTTTGCGTCACCCTGCCAAGAACTTGTAGTAGCGAAAGTTCTTAGTTGCATCCTTTGTGTTCCCAATAAAATGTACAAATCCTTTGAATTGAAAAAATCCTTCGGTTTCTCGTAACCGCCATATTTTACTGGTCTACGAATAAATCCAGTTGTATTTTTCTCTTCCACTGTAACACGCCCAGAAGCAAGTTTCAAGGAAATTCCGACTAAATCCTGACTGTCATATCGTTCTTTTAATTCGTTAGTAAATTCTCCTAAAGATGAGAATTGGTTGAAATCAAATCTAACGCCATCCTTAACCGCCCATATATCAGCAGGAGTCCATTTATTAATATCAGAAAATGGTTTAGGTTTCTCTGCTTTATTTAAATTTTTGAATTTTTCATTTATTTCACCAACAAAAGAAGAACCTCTATGCCAAGTATAGTTTGTACCTTTTAGATTTTTCTTTAGTTCATTACCAATTATAATACTGGAGTCCATCCATGCCTGAGTAAAACCATCTGCAATTTTAGTTAAAGGCTCATCTATATCAAAATTAGAACTATATGTTCCCCAAGATGATGCATCAAGTTCATCTCCTTCTGATAACTTTTCTCCCTTAAATATAGCAGCTGCATAGATACATTGAGCACATTCCATCAAGCTCGTTTGTTCTGCACCGCCGCCTGTACCTCGACCACCACCAAATGCATCAGTTTTTAAAATATCATTAAGTTTAATATTATCACCTTTATCAGTAACAAATGCTGATTTATACTTTTTTGGCTTACTCTCAAAAGCAGAGGAATAATCACCGCCTTCAGCAGCAATTCTATCAATATCAGATATCCAATTTAGAATCACTGATCCTTTAGTAGTTTCTAATGGAGTTTGGTTTTTAATGGCATCTAAAAGAACTGTTACTCGCAATACATCAGAATGAGGTAAAGTTTTTTGCAATACCCCTATATTAATACCTTTTTCTGCTTCAGTTAAAAACTTCTGAATTTTATCTACAGGGGATATATAGGATTCGTTTCGGGGTTTTATTTGCCGAACGTATTGTTGCAAACTCATCAATTTCTCCATGTATACTAATGTTTATACTATTTATATAACATAGAGTTTGGTGAATGTCAAGGATAATGTAGATAACTTCCTACAATGTATTTTGGCGTATCTATCGGAGGCATACCTGTGTGCATCCACGGCCACAATGGTGGGAATAATAACAGGGAACCGCGAGTACAGAAAGAAACAAATGTTCCATCCTTTGGACTTATAATAGTTTGTCCGTTTTCGTTATTATCAAGATATATAAAGGCGGCTAGAAATCTCTTTGCAGTTTTATGGTCTAGAACATCAACATGTTCTGGAAACCTGTCTTTATCGCCAGGCATGTATCGTTTAATCTTTGGTGGTTCAAAACCAAATTTCTCTGGCCATTGGTTGTCCTTAATATCGCAATCTTTTTTATATAAATGAGCATAATTTACTATGGTATTTGCTATATCATTTGATTCATTCTTCCATATTGTATCTGGTGAATGTAGTAAATTAATTTGAGTTAGTGTTGCTCCTTGCCCACAATCTTGAATCTGATGATGTTCTGTGTCCGATTCAAACATCTTAATTAGACGTTGACACTTCTCAATACTCATAACATTTTCATAAACTCGAATATAGTTATCCATTATTTTTTCTTTACTGTAAAATCAATTCCCAATCTCTTTTTATCTGTGGTAATTTCAGAAGCACAGTGTTGAACTTTTGGGTCAAAAACTACAAAAGAAGTAGGAACCATAGGGATAGCTTCATCTCCATGTAAAAATAATCCACCATCGTCTGGGCCCCAATCACTGTTTAACACACCAAGAATTTTTATATAGTCAGTATCATGCTCGTGATCTATATGACGATTATCAACTCTACTGGAATCTTTCATGCTGATAGAACAATACGAAACCTCTGGAAGAAAGAAATCCTTTCCCCCCCTATCGTATATCTGAATAAGAAGTCCCATCGCCATACCAGCAAGCATTGGTTCTAGAGGCTCGTTTTCTATAATATCCAACTTGAGATGTTTTGGTTCAAGATTTATAGGGTATTTTAAATTCCAGCTGCTGCTACTCATTGCCGCATGATGCAGCATGTCAAGGTATGTCTTACTACAGCAATCTGTGAGAACTTCTAACATTCTAAGAGCTCCATAATCTCTTTTTTTATGTTTTCACTATCATTCTCAGTTTCGTTACGTCTGACATTAATATCATCCATCAACATAAAATTAGTTAATATATTACTTATCTGACTTCTACGGCCCCGTAACCATTTTTCCGTTTGTGTATCCTCACGTTTAATATGACGACGTTTTTCTTCATCATCACTTATAACCAACACAAATACGTTAGCATTATATTCAACAACAAGCCATTCTATATCTGGAGCTCTAAAGAAACGATCCCCTTCTAGAAAAATATTATGCTTTGGTTCTTCCTGACTGATAAAATCACGAAACTTTGGTATTGCTCCATAACTCATTCGGTCAGTCCCACCAAAAATTTCTCCCTCTGGATAACGGCCAGCAACAAGAACATTCCCACGTTTCTCACATGGGAATAGCTTCATGGGTTCGACATTTACTGCCGAACCCAATTCACTAAGAATATTTCTTGTTAAAGTAGATTTCCCCGAACAGGGAACTCCACCGATCATTATTATCATACCAGAAGATATTTCCTTTCATACTTTAGAAATTCCTCAGATACCTCAAAAGGAAACTTATCAATCACATCTACTTTATCGTGATACAACTCTATTCCAGCAAGTTCATACCTGTCTACGATTGAAACAGTAACCTTGATAATGTTTCCAGTATCAGCATTATTGAGAGTAAATCCTTTCAACCTGTCATTTTCTTCACTTGTAACTGCAATAGTTTGTGAACAGAAAATCCACTCTTTCATAAACTTTTCAAAGTCAATGAAAATATTCCAGTTATCAAGAATATAATACGCATAGGTTTGAGGAGAAATGAAGTGATCTTTACACCTGTCCTTGGAGTTCAACATCAAAGCATCATTGGACATATAACCAGAAGTATAAGAACCAACACCTTCATAAAAGTGTCTGGTGCAATCCCTTTTCTTGATGTTCTTCTCCCAGCTCCCCCTTTTCATTATACCCCACAATGCATCATAGGTAACTTCACACTTTGACATTTGTTTATATGTTAAGGGGTTTATTATCATAACTTATTCCTCAAGATCATCAATAAAGTTACCAACTTCACCTTCAACCTGTGTCTTGAATAAGAAGTTTATCTTACCCAACTTACGTTCGTTGTCAGCATTTGCAACCTTATGACACATTTCAACATAATCTTTCTGATAGTTATTATTGATACCCTTTCTTACATCTGGAATGTCTTTTGCAAGAGTATCAGTAAAACCAACTGCAACATTAACATCAAGACCTTTCTCTAGCAGAGGCCATACCTTTTTCCACAAACGGGCATGACGATCACCAGCAACATCACCATTGCCTCCACGCAAAGTTGCAACAACCCACTGTGTGGCAGCATTGATATCAATACCATACTCATCATCAACTGCTTTAATCAGTTCATCCCTTGTAACATTGTCCATCTGTTTATAATCGTCGATTACAGCAGAACAAATAGTATCAACAGTCTTTCCAATTTCTTTCTTCCAGCCAATCTCTTTCAAGTAAGCATTAATTGCAGTCTTGTTCTTGTTGCAATCACCAGCAGCTATAGCGGAGATGACGTTAGAGACAACATCAAGAATATCACCGTTGTTCTCAGGATCACTCGTTAAGTTTTCAGCAATTGCATACTGACGCAAAACCTTAGTGTTTGCAAACTTGACGATGGCAACCCAAATGTATTCAACACCTTCTGCGATAACAGCCTTAAACCTATGTTTACCAGCAACTAATTTACCTTCAGGCGTAATTACAGGGGGTTCACGATACTGACCTTCATATCGACCTTCTCGTATCTCAGTCCTCAAATCCTTGACAGTGATCGGATCAGTCTTACCTTCATGGCGACCAAAGTTTGCATACGCAATATCAATGTCAGAAACTTTGACATAACACATCTTAATAAGAGTCATGCCTATCCTCATGACGGGTTTCTTTGCAAATCCCTCTAGAGCAGCATCTTCTTTAATCGCAAACGGGAAACTCATAATCTAGTAACTCTTCGTTGTTTTCTCAGTGTATACCTAAGTATATACGGCTTATCAGGGTTTGTCAAGGCAAATCGTATTTCCTAAGCCACTGATTCTAAAGGAAACTCAAAAAAATTCCTCTAAATTGCCAATTTCTTTCTTTGCAAATCTACCGATTAATCTTTCACTCTTACCCATATTCCCCATAGTCGCACAACTGCGATCTGTATATGCGACTGTGGTAAACCTTTGACCAGCACCATAAATCGGCGAGCAACCATGTAAACTCTGACTATCTGCAATACAAACACTATTATCTGGTAAATCCAAACCAATTCCCCATCGCGGAAAAGATAGATATGCACCTGTATATTCACCTTGTCGGAAACAACACATGGTTGTATATTCTACGTCCTTACCATCACTATGAATACTCATAGCCTTACTTTGTAATGCACTATACCTATTTGCCGACAGCGTAGTGATCATGCCATGTCTAAATTTAGGCTCTATCGTTTCTTCTGCAAACTTACTTTGTCGTGTGTACAGTTCTTCATCTGCTTCACGCATTGCAGCTTCATGGTATTGAGAAAGACCTTCCAGTTTTTTCCACAATTTCTCATTTGAGATATTAATCTTACCTGTAAATCTTCCACGCTTTGCACCAATCATGACCGAATTTATCTCATTAGCATAAGCGATCATTCCCCTCTTACCCCCCTTGGTCTTGACATAATAGGAATTGGGTGTGCGTAATTTGTAATGCTCTCCTTCAATCAGACCCTTCTCTTTCATTGCTTCAACAGAAATTGGTCCGGCTGCGTTGGCACGCATTACAGAGGTTTCTTCTATCTCGTATAAAACATTTCGGATATCATCATTAGGAAATACATTAAGAATGACATATGCAATAGGAATACCTTCGCCATCAAGTGTAGCATCAGGCCGCAACACAGCTATGGATTCCGTGATAGTAATTATTTCATCCAAATCTTTTTCAAAGTAGAATTTACCATTCCACTTTTCAAAAGTTTCTTTTTCACCATAATCAGTTTTAGCTGTTATGTACTTCATGATAATCCTTTAATACCTTTTCGTAAATAGATTCTGCAACGTATTTCATTTGCATTGGAGCGACCATTAGACCCATACGAGCAAGTCTCTCATTGAGAGTACCAGTAAGTTTATAATCTTCTGGTAAAGTCATAAGTCTCTTCGACTCTTTGGTTGTATATACCCTATCTTCTTCAACATGTAAATGCACTGCTAACGAAGTTTGAAGTCCCTGTTCTGATAGAGTGTGTGATGCTTGATTCCAAGGCACTCTACGAGATTGGTAAAATGAACTCTTTTTCTCTGGTACTTCCTTACCCAATTTCTTTCTATGTGCAATCACCTTATCATACCAAGGTCCAACTACATCATCCCCCACAGATACAACTTTCTTTGGGTTCTTTGGTAGACGTTTTAACCATTTGTATTTAGCACTTTTCTTCATAATCTCACACAATTCAACTGCCTCTACACAATTTTCATTATCAAATCTTAAATCACCAATTGCATCCTCTATAGTTGGTTCCTCATCTACAGGCTCTGGGAATAATGATGAAATTAACATCCACGACATGTCGATATCATCCAACACATCGTTTCGTACAGATACAATAAACACACGTTGTCGTTTCTGAGGTACGCCAAAATGAATACCATTTACTACTTTATACGTTGTAGAATATCCCAACTCTTCAAAATCTTTAACCATTTTATTCAAATGGTCACGAGCATAATCCATTGTAAGTCCCTTGACATTTTCGCAAACGATTACTCTTGGCATCATCTCACCAGCAATACGAATCATCTCCCATGTCAAATCCTCAATGTTCTTTTGCTTCATACCATAAGCAACCTTTTCTTGGTTCCATCCTTCCTTCTTTTTTCCACTCATAGAAAATGGCGGACAAGGTGGACTACCATCAAGAATATCTAACTCATATTTTTTAAGACCCGTCATTTCCATAATCTGTTGTCCAGTGACATTTTTAATATCACCACAGATATGTGGAGTGTTCGGCCAGTTCTCAAGATAAGTATCAACTGCGACTTGTTGAAACTCATTTACAAATAGACAATCACCACCAGCAAGCTTGTAGCCACACGATGAACCACCCCCGCCCGCAAAGAATGATATGTAGGTGAATAATTTTCTGTCAGCTGACTCTTTCAAATCATCCAGTGTATATCTATAATATCTCACAAGAAATCCTCTAATGAACCTTGCGTTCCATAGCTGTCATCAATTTTCCAACGTATCTTCTCAGTAATAAATCTTAACGGTTCTACAAAGCTTTTTGTAAATTGCAATTCGGCATCAATTCGATCAAGAATTCCTAACTCCCGTGGCATAGAAGTTAAAAAAGAAAATGCACTTGATGTATAGATATTAGGTTGCTTCATGTGCAAAAATTTTATCTTATCACCTTCTTGTATGAGAGGATACTTATTTGTTAGTTTATGTTTTTTCACCAAATGGTTATAGAGTATGGCTCCCTTGCAATGAATTGGAGCGCCCTTTGCAAACATACCATTTGAAGATGAAAACTTTTTAAGTCCATTTACTGAACGTGGATAAGCAATATCTTCTGGTGGCAATTCCATAAATTCATCCCTAAAGTCCTGTATGAATGTATTTAGCATTTTCTCATCACCCGTCATGATGATGTTCAATGCATCCTTAATCTTTTGTCTGCATACAGCTGGCGTGGATGACTTGACTGCTTCGATACCCATGATTTTAAGTTGAGGAGTTTTATAACGAACTCCTTCTATATCCCATGAGTTCAAAATATATCTTTTCTTCGCAGTCCAAATTCCTTTGTCAGCAATAACCTCTCTTGACATATCCATTTTTTGTTCATAGGCATTCATAGTCTTAGCAAGAGCTTTAAAACTTTTATCAATAAAAGGTTCCAACTTCTCAGTTGCAATCTTGTCCAAGAAGGTAACAATTTTTTCTGCTTCAGTTCTCTCCGAAAACACTTTGTTAATAAGCTTATCAAAAGTAATGTAAACGGAATCAGTATCAGATGCGATAACATAATCTTCATTTTTTGTATCCAAGAGTTTGTTGAGATAAATGTTAAGAGCTTTCTCAATCCACCGTATAGAAAGTTGGCCAGACGTTGTAATTGCAGTAGCGATTCTAAGATCAAAATACCTAAACCAATTGTTCCCAATAGCACCGTATGCAGAATTAAGAGAAATCTTCTTCGCCATTTGGATGTTGTTATATCTTGATATGTCTTTGAGGAACTTAGGGTCTTTAGTATCCTCATATTTTTGCTTAGCATCCAGCATAAGTCTTTTATATTTTGTTCGATCATTATACATATTCTCCATGATCTCCGGCAGGAATCCTCTTTTGTCTTTCTAAAAAAAGCACCATTTGGAGTCATACAATAATCAGTAGTATTTCCAATCTTGCCGGCAAGTATCTTATCAACCATTCCTTCTTTTATTTCACTGGGCATAAGTGTTTCTGGTGAAATATTATATTGCATAATCAAATGTGGGTATAGGGAATTCAAATCAAATGACATAACCCACTTGTGCATACCCACTTGTGGGTCTTTTACATATGCACCTTCAAATTTCTCAACCTTTTCTGATTTTGATTTTTGAGGAATAACGATATTCTTTTCCCTCAAATAATTATATATGAAAATATCCCAATAACGAACCGAACCAAGTACGTCAGTGTAATTCACCTTGGCATCATAAGCCATAGTCAAACACAACTCAATCAATTTCATCTTGTCTTCTAATTTATCAACAATCTCAACGTCTTGAATATTATATTCAATAAATGACTGATAATCTTTCGTATACCATTCACGAAAAGTTTCAAATGGATTACCAGTTTTTTCTTCACCCAATTCAACCTTTGCGATATAGTCTAAGCGATATGATTCCTGAGCAGAATATGTAAACTTGCGATATAGATCAAAATAGTCAAGTGCAGCAATTCCCTGTATTTCATACACCTGATGATGTCTTCCCATCTGAAATATTTCACGTTCTTTTACACCACCCCAAGGTGAAAGTCGTTTTAGTTCATCTTCACCAAATAACTTTTTAATACGATTACATACATATGGAATATCAAAGAACTCAGAGTTCCAGCCGGTAACAATATCTGGGCAATACTTTTCCCAAAATACAAGAAACTCTTTTAATAGATGTACTTCACTCTCACATTTTATATAGTTTACATCTTCACGATCTGTTTCAAAATCTCCAATACCCCACACTACAATACGTTTGGTTTGATGATTTTTGATTGTAATAGATAAAAGTTCTTCTTCAGCAAGTTTTGGTGAAGGAAATCCATTTTCACATTGAACTTCAATATCAATCGTTACAATAAGTATCTTTTCCAAATCCCAATCAACTTGACCTTTATGAGTATCAGAAATATAAGTGTAAGGATATTGAGTATTCCCATAAACAAGATGCGGCTGATCCTTCATAAAATCAACCCACTCCTTAGCTTCTTTCATGGTAGAAAATGTCAAATCAGTGACATAACCACCATTAAGATTTTTATATGGAGTTTGTTTTTTTACAGGGGCGTAGAGTGTTGGAGAATATCTAACTCTGGAATTGATTCGTATACCATTTTTAATTTCACGAACAAGTAGATTGTTTCCCCATTGAATTACATTCGTATAAAAATTCATTCAATAACTATATCATCTTTGGAGTTAATTGTCAAGTACATATTTTGTTGTAACTATATATTTCCTTTGAGGATTAACCATGACATTGAATCGATTCATAGTGTATCTGTTTAACAAAACATCTGTACCCATTTCTGTTCTGTCATTTAAACCAAACATGACATCTTTATATAATGTACCAGCAAATTCCATATCGAGTTTTATAACTGGGCGGGCATCTTCTCCACCACCAGTATCAACTGTATATGTTTTTACCAAATTTGTAGTTATTGTTTTTTCATTAAAAGAAAAAGTAATTTTCTTTCCTTTTATTTTAATATCTTCAGCATGAAGAACTGACAATACAGGATTGCCTGTGTCAAATTTAGCAATCATTTCACCAAACGGTTCAATATTAACCACTTCTTCATAACCGCATTGAGTTGGAACAGCATATCTATTGTCTGGATTAGAATAAAAATCAATAACCTCTTTAACTATATTTTTATCAGTAGCTTCTTCTATACCTTCTGTACCTGGCGAATGATTTACTTCTAAAATATATGGCGGTTTTTTCTTTGGATTCTTTGAAGGAATAAAATCAACAGCTGTCCAAGAACCATCAATTGCTTTTGCAGCTAACAAACACTGTTCTACTTCTAATTCTGTTAGAGAATATTCTTTAACTTTTGCTCCTTGAGAAACATTCGACCTAAAATCTCCTTTTATTACCTCTCGTTTCATAGAGGCAATAATTTTACCACCCAAGACAATAACTCGTATATCACCATCAGTTTTAATATATTCTTGAATTAACAAATCTACATTTTCGTTTTGGCTATAAAGTAATTGAACTAAAGATTCTATCTGCCGTTCCGACTCAATAAAAAGAACACCTACACCTTTTGCACCCTCAAGAGTTTTCATTATAATAGGAAACTTACTGTCCAATGATTCAAGTGCTTGTTTCCAAGTATCCTCATTAGGAATAAGGACTGTTTTGGGTTGTGTCAATCCATAGTCTTGTAGTTTAAGATATGTCCTATATTTGTCTGATGATATCTCAACCGTTTCTCGATTGTTTACCATGCAAACACCAATTTTCTCTAATTGACTAAGCAAATCCATATAACTCTTTTTTAGTCGAACAGTGCCTCGTACAATTGCCACAGTGTCATTGGTGATTTCAAATCCATCTTTATCATCGGCATTAAAAATTTTGTAGCCATTATCATCATATGTAATAATGGCACCTTCAACTTGAACAATATAAATATTGTGTCCAGCAGGTTTTGCTTCATCAACAAAACGTCTAGCAGTATGATGAAGAGGTTTCTTGCCTGACGATGTTTCAGAAGAAATTACCAGAATACTATATTTTTCCTCTTTAGCTTCTGTAATAAAGGATTTAAACTTTTCCATTAGGTTTCTTTTTTCTTGCCTATGTTATATTTGGTTTCTAAAGTCCACTCATTTTTTTCACTAAACGAAAGTACCTTGATTTGACTTAGGGGAGCAACTTCTTCCACTTCTCCAATAATAGTAATCAAATCCCAATCCTTCAACAAATTCGTAATAGTATTTCGTCTTGCAATATCATTTTGAGATAGATTGGTTTTCTTTCCATCAAGAGCAAACAACTCTTTGAAATGCACAATGTAATACCGACCCTGTTTATGCAATATATGACAGGATTGATACAGTTTTCTTTCTTTTCGGGAAGCTACACCAATACGAGATAGAGTTTCTCGTACCTTTAAAAAATCATCAGGCTCTCTTAGCCCAACTTCTAACATATGCTCCTGTTTCCAACTAATTTCGTCCATCTCTTCCACCTTTATTTAATTTTCTTTTTATGGCAGAAATTTGTTCATCATTTAGTATATCAAGAGCGACTTTTGCCTTTTCGTTATTGTATCCATAATACTCTTTAACATACTCTAGATTCTTTAATTTCTTCGCCTTCAGCCAAGGTGTGTATCTTTTCCTTGGTCTTAAACTATTTATCAGAAAATCAAGCTGAAGTTTCTTGTCTAGATGGGGTAGTTGATTAATTTCATTCACCAACATAATGGTATCGGGAAATGGAGCAACACATTTATTTACAATAAAAGGATGATATTTCTTTTCCCATTGTTCATCCTCAGTGTCTAAAAGAGGTTCTTTTGTATAGTTTATAACATTAAGATAATCTTTTAATTCATACATGATTAATTATATCAATATTACAAGACATCGTTCGTCTTTCCCCTTCTCCAAAAAATGGAGATACTTGATGGTGCAGCCAAATAGGAAATACGCAAACCTTTCCTAGTTGTGGATATACATGTGCATATGTAGGATGTTTAAATCTAGGAGCATCGTACATACTATTCATATCCCAAATAAATTGAGTAACGCCATCAGTGGCGCCTGAATTTCCATGTTGCAAATTCCCATGATTGCTATCATCAGGATTTAGAAACTTTTCTTCCAATTCAGTTATTTGTGGGGGCACTTTAAGAAATACAATCATGGATACGCCCCTACCACTTGCTGTTCCATGTTCGTGCATAGGATTATAATCTCCAGAATAACTATGCACAGACCACATTTTTCTAATTTGATAATCTTCTTTTGGCCCAATGTTTTCAAGCACTCCGTCAGATAATGGATGTGCAGCTGCATATTCTTTTGCACACATGATAAAAAAATCACCTAACTTTTTAGGAACTGGATCGTTTAAATCAAATTCTAATTGTTTTGATTTTTCATTCTGTTTTATTTGACCAACTAATGACGATGATAAATCTAACAATCTATCTGCATTATCATCAATATATTTGTTGATATGATTTACATCATCTAACCCCATTTGAGTAAATCCCAACTTTATTTGTGGCATACTCTCAATACGGAGTAACTTGTTATCAGTTTTTGTTATATGGGTTACATTTTTTACATCAAATTCAGTCACTTTTATTCTCCTGTTTAAAACATTTGAAAACCACATTAGTTCTTAGTTCATAACATTCCCTAGATACAGGCATAGCCATATGAGGAAGACTAGCGGTAAACACAACCAATCTATTACCTACATAAGAAACAAGAGTATCATCAACCAAAGTTCCACCACCCCATTCTTTTTTCCAATCGATTCGGGGGTAGTATATCATTGTGAAATCACCATCATCTATATGAAGATGAGGTTCTATTCCATGCGTATGAGCATTGCAATAAATTCTTTCATAGTCCTCAACATTATATTTTGAGTTTAAATCAAATTTATTTACGAACGCATTAAATATATCATTGGCCCAAATATATCCTGATGTGCCGCACTCTTCTTCATTATGACCGCAAAGAACATGCCAGTGTTTATTTGGTTTACTGGGTTCAGATGAATAATCGTATTTCCAACTTATCTTTTTAACTTCATCATCAATCAATAAAGCATTATGTTCTTCTAATACATTATCAAATACATCAATCATTTAAATTTTGCGCGAGCCATTATTTCTGTAAGACAAGCCATTAAATTAATTTCTTGATCTGCAACAAACGCTGCTTTATATTGATACTCGCCGAGAACAACAACCACATGGGGAATACTGTCGCTATCCACATAGTCATAAAGATTGTCATAGATACGACGAAACAGCCGAACTGGATCATTGTCCAAATTATCGACAACCCACTTGCGAACATTAGTAAACTCCTTGTTCTTCATAGAGTGCATTAACTCTTTGATATTTACCTCGGCAATATCTACAAGTATGCCTGCATCAATAGCTCCTGACACAGAATATCTTTGTAGTTCATTTAACACTCTACGCCAGTCTGGAAAGTATTTATTGATTACTTCTGCAACAGCTCTCTTATCATATTCAATATTTTGATCTTGAAGAATTGTTATGACTCTTTTAAAAAATTCAGAAGCAAGCTTTTGTTTTTCTGAATTTGGAATAGAGAAATCAATAACACTACAACGAGAATGTAGTGGCGGTATCAAACGATTTTTATAATTACATGTAAAAATAAATCCACAGTTCTTATGAAACTCTTCTATAAACCCTCGCAAAGCTGGTTGGGTTGATTGTGGATTTAAATAATCTGCTT